AGTCCCTCCCCATATGGTGGGCGACCTTGAGAAGTCGAGCTTTTCTAATATTGAGCAGCAGTCCCTTGAATTTGTGAAATACACCTTGGACCCGTGGGTCATCCGTTGGGAGCAGTCCATTATGAGGGCATTGCTTTCCAATACGGAAAAGAAGGATTATTTCGTGAAATTCAATCTGGAAGGTCTGCTCCGTGGCGATTACCAAAGCCGTATGAACGGTTACGCCATCGGTCGCCAGAACGGTTGGATGTCTGCAAATGATATCCGTGAACTGGAAAACCTTGACCGCATCCCTGCGGAAGAAGGCGGTGACCTTTACCTTATCAACGGCAATATGCTCCCTCTGAAAGATGCGGGTGCTTTTGCAAATACAACTGACAATGACGGAAAGGAGGAAAATTCCGATGAAGAAGTTCTGGAAGTGGAAGAACCAGGCACAGACGGAAACGATGCCCGAGGCGAGGACACTGTTTCTGAACGGAACAATCGCAGAAGAAAGCTGGTTTGATGATGACGTCACTCCACAGCTTTTCAAGGACGAACTCATGGCAGGCTCCGGTGACATTACCGTGTGGATTAACTCACCCGGTGGTGACTGCGTGGCGGCTGCCCAGATCTACAATATGCTGATGGATTACAAGGGCAATGTCACGGTCAAGATTGACGGCATCGCTGCCTCCGCAGCATCCGTGATTGCGATGGCAGGAACGAAAGTGCTGATGTCCCCTGTGTCCATGATGATGATTCACAATCCTATGACGGTAGCATTCGGTGATTCCAGCGAAATGCAGAAAGCCATCGATATGCTCGCAAGCGTTAAGGATTCCATCATCAATGCCTATGAGATTAAGACAGGCTTGTCCCGTACAAAGCTGTCCCACCTCATGGACGCAGAAACATGGATGGACGCAAACAAGGCCGTGGAACTTGGCTTTGCTGACGAAATCATGCAGAGAACCACCACGGACGAAGTGGAAGTGCCACAGGTGTCTATGCTTTATTCCAAGGCAAATGTGGTCAATTCCCTTATGGATAAGGTTGCCGCCAAGTGTGCAATCAAGTCCGAAGAAACCCGAAAAACCAAAGCCGATGACCTTATGGACAGGCTAAATCTTATTAAAAATTGGAGGTAATTTATTATGACTATCAACGAACTGCGCGAAAAGCGTAACCAGGCTTGGGAGGCTGCAAAGGCTTTTGTGGAAACCAAGCGCGACAAGGACGGTCTGCTTTCCGATGAGGATGCAAAGACCTATGCACAGATGGAGAAGAAGGTTCAGGACTATGGTGCTGAAATTGAGCGTATGGAGGCTATGTCCGCTATGGATGCACAGCTTTCCAAGCCTACTTCTACTCCTATCACTGAAAAGCCTATGAACGGCAAGACTATGGACGGCAAGAAGGAAAAGACCGGACGTGCATCCGATGCCTATAAGGACGGTATGCTCAAGGCTCTCCGTACCAACTTCCGTAATGTGTCCAATGTTCTTCAGGAGGGTGTGGATGCCGACGGTGGTTATCTTGTACCCGAAGAGTATGACTCCCGTCTTATTGAGGCATTGGAGGAAGAGAACATCTTCCGTAAGCTGGGTCACATCATCACTACAAGCGGTGAGCGCAAAATCAACATCGCTGCCACCAAGCCTGCGGCTGCGTGGATTGATGAGGGTGAGGAACTCACCTGGGGTGATGCAAAATTCGCCCAGATTAACCTGGATGCCCACAAGCTTCATGTTGCCGTTAAGGTGACTGAGGAGCTTCTGTATGACAATGCCTTCGGTCTTGAGAATTACATCATCCGTCAGTTCTCCAAGGCTCTTGCAAATGCAGAAGAGGACGCATTCCTCAACGGTACGGGTACCGGTCAGCCTTTGGGTCTGCTTGCCGAGGAAGGTGGCGCTGAAATCGGTGTGACTGCTGCATCTGCAACGGAAATCACTGCCGATGAAATCATCGACCTTGTGTACTCCCTCAAGCGTCCTTACCGTAAGAACGCCAAGTTTATCTGCAATGACCAGACTTTGGCAGCCATCCGCAAGCTGACTGACAAGAACGGCCGTTACCTTTGGCAGGATTCCGTCCAGGCGGGAGAGCCTGGCAGACTCTTGGGTTATGAGGTATACACTTCTCCTTATTTCCCTGTAATCACTGCGGGAATGCCTGCCATTGCTTTTGGTGACTACAGCTACTACAACATCGGTGACCGTGGTACTCGTTCCTTTGCAGAACTCAAGGAACTTTTCGCCGGAAACGGTATGGTCGGCTTTGTTGCCAAGGAGCGTGTGGACGGTAAGCTGGTGCTTGCTGAAGCTGTGAAATTGCTCAAGATGGCTACTGCCTAAGATGGGAGGTGGCAGTGATGAGCGAACTTCTTAAGAAGGTCAAGGAAAATCTGATACTGGAGCATTCGGTAGATGATGAACTGATTGAAAGGTTCATCACTGCCGCCGTTTCTTATGCGGAAAGCTATCAGCACATAGAGGCAGGATATTATACGGAAAATGCGATGCCCGCAACCACGGAACAAGCCGTGATTATGTTGGCGTCGCATTTCTATGAATCAAGGGATGGCTCTACGGGTGGTTTCTTTGCCGACAACGTGCAAGCCGGACAGCAGGTTTGGAACACGGTCAACCTACTTCTCAGGCTCGACCGAGAATGGAAGGTGTGATATGAGTTTCGGAAAAATGAACGGCTTTGCTGATATTGTCATTACCAAACGCATCAAGGACAGCGAGGGTTTTTCCACTACGGCAGATGAAATCCTCGCTTCTGTCCGTGTTTACAGAGAAGGTCGCCACGGAAGTGAGCGGTGGGCAAATCTCGCTGCGTTCTCCGAGGCAACCGACCTGTTCCGTTTCCGCTGCATTCCCGGACTTATCGTTACCACAGACCACATTTTGGTATGTGAGGACGGCAGATTTGAAATCACATCCGTGGAGGATGTGAAAGGCCGTGGAATGTATACGGAGGTGCTTGCGAAAAAGGTGGTGGCAACAAGTGGCTAAAGTGGATATCAAAATGCCAGAGGAGTTTTTGCAGCGTATCTCAAGGCTTGGTTCTGATTTTGATCCTGTAGCAGAGAAAGTTCTTGAAGCCGGAGGCGAGATTCTACTTGCCAAGGCACAGAGCAACCTGTCCTCTGTGGTGGGTAACGGCACAAAATATGAGTCCCGTTCCACGGGAGAACTGGAGTCGGCACTTGGTCTGTCCTCTGTGAAGATGGATAAGAACGGCAATCACAATATCAAGGTTGGCTTTGCAGAACCCCGTGGGGATGGCGTCAGCAATGCGAAACTGGCCAACATCATCGAATACGGTAAGCACGGTCAGCCTGCCAAACCTTTTATGAAACCTGCGAAAACGGCATCCCGTGCTGCCTGTATCAGTGCCATGCAGGATAAATTTGAAGAGGAGGTCAGAAAGCTGTGAGTGTACTTTCAGATATCAATACGGCTTTGGAGTCCTTGGGTATACCTTTGGAAACAGGCGTGTTCCATGAGGAGGCTCCGGATAAATATATCGTGGTAGTGCCTATGGCAGACAGCTTTGAACTTCATGCGGACAATACTCCCGGATGTGATGTCCAGGAGGCACGAATTTCCCTGTATGCCAAAGGCAGTTATACCAAAGAAAAAAACGCAATCGTCCGTGCCTTGCTTGGTGCGGATTTTACCATAACTGACCGAAGATACATCGGTTATGAAACAGAAACAGGCTACTTCCATTACAACGTGGATGTGGCAAAACATTATGAAATGGAGGAATAATCAATGGCTACTATTGGTCTTGACAAACTGTATTATGCCAAAATCACCGAAGATGAAAACAGCAATGAAACCTATGATTCTCCGGTACAGTTGGCAAAGGCGATGACCGCCGACCTCTCCGTGGAGCTTGCGGAGGCAACCCTTTATGCCGATGACGGTGCATCGGAAATTGTAAAGGAATTCAAAAACGGTACACTTTCCCTTGGCGTGGATGATATCGGTGCTGCCGTGGCATCCGACCTTACCGGAGCAACCATCGATGCCAATGGCGTTGTGGTGTCCACAAGTGAAGATGGCGGTGACCCTGTTGCCGTAGGTTTCCGTGCGAAGAAATCCAACGGCAAGTACAAGTATTACTGGCTCTACCGTGTGAAATTCGGTATCCCTGCCACAAATCTTGCTACCAAGGGTGACAGCATTACTTTCTCTACTCCGACCATCGAGGGTACTATCTTACGCCGTAACAAAGTGGACGGTCAGAATAAGCATCCTTGGAAGGCAGAAGTGACTGAGGGCGATTCTGCTGTTGCAGCAGATATTATCACCAACTGGTATCAGGAAGTATATGAACCTTCCTATACTACGGAACAGGCTGAATAAGGAGGATTTGATTTATGGATATGGAACGCTCTGCAATTATCAATATTGGTGGTGACGAGTATACTTTGCTCCTTACTACCAAGGCAACAAAGGAAATCGCAGGACGCTACGGCGGTCTTGAGAACCTTGGCGATAAGCTGATGAAATCCGAAAACTTCG